TCGATCTGGCCGGGCGTGTTGCCAGTTGTCCGACAAAAGAGATCTTTGTAGAAGGCGAGTTGTTCGGGGTATCCAAACTTCCAAGCCTTCCGAGCGAAGATCGACAGGTCGTCCGTCGTCTTAAGGTCGACCAGAACTATCCCCCCGGATCCGACGTCGGCGACAAAGTCCATCCGACTCTGGCGGTAGAAGGGTTCGTCGTTGACTCTCTGGCGAAAGACTCTTTCCGCATCCCCGACCTCGAGCATACGGGACGCGATGGGATGCTTTCGGACTGAAGCCGCCATCCCCTGACAGTCTTCCCAGACCTCTCTCGAGATGATCGTCGTCCCCGGATGGACCTCGTCCAGCTTCGCCTTGGCTTCTTTCCAAGCCTTCGTCGTCTCCCCGTAGGCCGAGCCCGTCTTGGGGTTGATGAAGCCAAACTCTTCGTCTAAGTCCTCAACCATGACGAAAGACTTTTCAAAGGTCTCGACCCCTTCCAGAATTAGAGCATGAGCCGCCCGGCCGATGACCAGAGCCGGACTCTCAGACCGCTTGACTTCCCCCCGGAGGTACTGGGCCTGATAGTCCCGCGGGGACTTCCGGAAGACCTTCAGAGCCGAAGCCGAGACAGCGAGCCCCCTGTTCGCGATGTCGTGATAGGCCGAGTCGTCCTCGACCAGAAAACTACCCTCTGGAATCTTTGTCGCCGTCATGATTTTTGATCCTCCTTATGTTTGCGACCGCTCGCTCGAGATCAGAGATAAACATCTCGAGTGACTTCTGATGTGTTTCAAAACGCCAAGCCTTGGAGAGTTCGTCATCTCCCCTCGACTCGATCAGGACTTGTGTCTTCAGCATCCCCAGAAGAATCCAAGGCGAACAGACCATCCATCGAGAAGCCGCTCGAGTGACGTCGTCGCATCTTTGGAGGAGATTGTCCTCGGAGCTGAGCGAGATCTCTTCGTAGAGATCCATCGCCCGCTTGATTTTCTCGTCGAATCCGTCCGACATGACCGCTCCTGATTGTCTGGCCGACCATGGCCCAAACTCCTCTTGGGCTAAGGAGATAACCCAAGAGGAGGAAAAGAATCCCAAGAGGGAAACCCTCGACGGTTGTTACCTTCCGCCGAGAGGAGTAGAGGCAGCAAGGAGCGGAGCCTTATTCCATCCGACCCGCCGCGCGTGTCACAATGGCCCGCTTCTTGATGTCTCGGCCAGAGACTATGTCAAAAGATAAGACCAGTCAAACTAAGATCGGATCGACACTGACAATACCTGTCAGGATAGAGCGACAGAGTGTCCATCCCCGAGGATGACTTTCCCGCCAAAACTGGTAATGGTTCCAGAGAACTCAGCGATCGGGGAATCCGACAGATCCAAAGTTCCGCCGTTGTAAACCTTGAAGGCGTTCAGATCGACCTTTTGTCCAGTCGCTCCCCTGATTGTCAGAAGACCCCCGTAGATCTGGTTCGTCGTTCTTGTGATCTCGGAGCCATGGAACAAAACAGATCCTCCGAAGATCTGCAGACCATTGAGATCGAAGGTCGAATCTTGGAAGAGATATCCGCCTTCATAAACTTCGACCGCCGAAAGGTCGCTCTTCCCCGTCAGGTTGCCCCCGTAGCCGACGACGGTGTTGGTTGCGGCCTGTGTCGAGATGACCCCTCCGGCGCCGGAGCTGTGTCGGACTTCCAATCTCTGGATCGAAGTTAGGGCCAGTTGGATCGAGTCTTTGGATTCGACAAAGACATCAGTCGCGGTGCCTTCGACATGGACTCCCCGACCGTTGCCGCCGATAAATATCTCCCCGATGGATTTGGAGTCGACATTGATCGAGGCGTCTGGCGAGTTGATTGTCAGAAGATCGGTTGTGATGTCCAGAGGCGCCGAGGAAGTACCAAAGTCCCCAGAGAAGCCATCCGAGAACCGTACCTCCCCAGCCGTCAGGGTTCCCAGTGTGATCGAGCTGGACTTGTCATTGAAGACGCATTTCTTCGAAGCATCTGGGACCGAATTGTCGGACCAGTTGTCAGGATCTGAGACATCGGCAGGGTTGCCGCCGGCAGTCCAATAGACGGTCGGGAGCGAGAACGTTGGAGGGAAGTTCTTGTAAGGATGATCCGAAGGGAGATTGTCCTGGAGACCCCATTTCCAACAGAGATACCCCTCGAGACGTTGTCGATCAGCGGTCGTCAGCGTAGCGCCTCCGACCAGGACTTCGGCGATATCTCCGGTCAGGGGATTCCCGCCAACAGCCGCGGCCCCGACGTCGAGTACGTCCGAGTTTGAGATTGATCCGGTATTCGTCGTGTTGGTCGTTGTCATGGCGGATCCATTGACAAAGCCGGTACAGGTTGAAGAGACCCTCGAGCCTGTGACCAAGACAAACTCAGTTCTGGACCAGTTGCCATCGGATTGGGTTGGGATGTTGCTTGTACCCCCGAGTCGGATCTGGAGTATCCCCGCGGCCGTATTGACGACACCAAACTGGGTGTTCCCTTTTTCGAAGATGAAGTTGGCCGTCCCGTCGTCGGTTGCTTTGAAGACAGTCGCGACCCATATGTCCCCGGTCCCGACATCCAGAGCCGCGATATCAGAATCGGAGAGGATGTCATTCGTCCCGTCATAGCGGACGACGGGGAGACCATTCAGCTCGTCGGTCTGGAGTGTTGGTTGCCGAGCGGAGGATGCCTGAGCCAAGTTGTTCCCGTTGCCGCTCGAATCACTCCAAGCCGAGACAGCGTCCCCGTCATTTCCGGTGATCGAGTCCCCTTTGTACCAAGCCGTGAGAATGCCGGTTCCGAGATTTGAAGGCGACCAAAGAGCCATCAGGAAACCGTCAGAGTCCGAGCGACATCAGCCAGAATCGAGCCCTTGCCCTTGACCGAGATCCCGTTGGTGAATGTGACGTTCGCAGATCCGTTTCTCTCGTTGATGGTTCCGTCGAATAGGTTGGTCGTCGTGACCGTCGCTCCCGTTGAGGTGTTCTCTGAGAAGTCCAAGACACTTGGCCGATCGAAGACGCTGGCCGTCGTGATCGTCCCGCTGGACTGGTGAGAGACGACGCCCTTCCCGTAGATGTTGACGGTCGCAGCCCCGGCCGCAGATTCCAGGCGGAACTCTCCCCCGGAGACGTTGGCTGTTCCCGTCAAACTTTCCGAAGACCGGACGATCCCCGAATCCATTGTCAAAGAGTTGAAGTTGCCGGCCGCGGCGAGGATCTGGATTTCAATTGATGGAGTACCCGATACCTCGACATTTGTGATGGTTGAGGACGAGACAGAGATAGTCCCCAGCCCCCCGGTGACTCTCAGGGTCGTGATACTGCTCGAGGATCCGAAGACGACAGCCGAATCCGTCGCCTTAGTCTGGGTGATGTGTGCCGTCGTATATGTCCCGTCTAGGTTGACGGTCCCGAATTCGGTCGAGATGAAGAGATCTGTCGCAGATGCCGCTAGGGGTGTTCCGCTGGTTCCCAGACTCCCCGTGAATCCTTCAAGAATCTTGATCTCGGAGACTGCTGTAATCGATGTCCCGGTGATGGTTTGAGCGCCCGTGTTGAAGATCACGGTATCCCCAGATCCGGGAACGACCCCTCCCGACCAGTTTCCCGCGGTCTTCCAGTCAGCGCTTGACGATCCAGTCCAGAGATATGTTGGCATGATTATTAGTTCGGATCAAGATATGGAGACGATCTCGAGCAGACCGCAGGAGATGACGGAAGTCAGGCCGGCTTGATTCCCGCTCTGACTTCTTGCAAATTGGCCCAGTTGCCGGACTTCTGAACTGCAGTAGATCCCAGGAGTCTCGACCCCGACATCCAGGACGGTGTCCTCAGTGAGCGAGCCCATGGAAGCCAGAGAAAATGTTGGAGGATTGACGATTTCGCTGGTGCTTCCCCAAGCGATCGCTGGGACATGACTCACAATCGGAAGAGCCGGAAAGGACGGGTTGAATGGGAACGGATGCGGTATGTCGACATCTGGCGCGAATTGGTTCCCGTTGGCATAGCCTGAAGTTATGCTGACTTCGTTACCGTTGTCATATTGAAGACTTGAGACGATGTTCTTGTCTCCGACTTCGGACCCTTTGTAGTTTCGCGCGAACAGACCTGAAGGATTGGCATATCCAGCATCTCCCCCCGGAGGCGGTATTGAGAAACATCCTGCCGGGTTGGGTTGACCTTGTGTCGGGGTGAAGTTGAGGTCGCTTTGCAGGATGCCGATTTTTCTTCTCTGAGAAGGGTCTTCTTTCTGGTTCGTGTTGCCCCCATTCGGGCCAAGGAACATATATCCATTGTCATATGCCGGGGGTGAGAATGATGGGCTAGGCCCGATTGGCGTCTGGCCCTGATAAAAGTATCGGAAGGCATAGATCGGAAGGTTCGCGATAATGACCGAGGCCGAGCCGAAAGCTGCCGAGGTTGTGAAGGTATGCTCGTCCGCTCCGACAGTCTCGGGCAAGCGGTAGACGGTTTGTATCGCGTTAAGACCAATCGAGCCGTCTGAATATGAGCCTTGGAAGCCATGGGTCGGATTCAGATCCCCAGTAAAGAAGTCAAAGTTGTACGCAGCTTTAGACGGTATACCGCCAAAGGCCGAAATCGTGTCTTTGTTGTAGGTCTTGGAGAACGTCTCGTCGATTCCATTCTGAGCCCCTGAGACGCTGTCTCGAATAGTTCCCCGGACGCGGTAAGTAATAGTGATACTGCTTGGAAAGATGTCGGCGAAGTCAAAGACCAATACTCGGCCCGACGAAGTGTAGTACGCGAGTTGTTCCGGTTGAGTCGCCTCGACGTATGGATAATACCGATAGACATGAGATGTCCCGTCGTCGGCAGTGAGGGTCTGAGACAGTGCTGGCGAATTGTTGTATGCACCGGAGACAAACAGATATCCGGTTCCGTCCGCGATGGTGATGTCTTCAGTCCCATCAAGCGCACGATTTCCCGAGTTGACTGGTTTGTTCCATATAACTCTTGTTTCCCCAGTCAATGCATTCATCTGGGTATCGGTCAGGAGCCGAGACGATGCGTTGTCCCAAGTCCAGCCTCGATGGCTCAGTGACTTATTCTCTTTAAAATTGTCCGCTGGAGCGCCTTCAAAGGTCTGCCCGACTGCTCGAATCTCTCGCCAAGACGCTTCCCCAAAGACTAAGATCGCATTTTCATGATCGGCAAAAGTGACATCAGCGGTCGCGTTGGTTGCTGTCTGTAGAGTTGGGGTCCCAGTCGCTTTGAAGATGACAGTCGAATCCGAGACAGTCGTTGGTGCTGCTAGGCGTATCCAGAAAGAGATCGTCCCGTCGAGCTTCGTCACTCCGCTGGGGATCGCGTTATAAGGAAACACCTCGATGAAGCGAATCCCAGGAAGACTCGTCCCGCAGCAACACAGCCTTTTTTTGTTCATCGTCAAGAGCAAGATCCATCGATAGCGTTCTCGGCCTGGAACAAAAACAGACCGGCGCCTTGATTGTCTCGATATTGTCTCATGAAGACAAGCGATCCAGTCGAGATCGGTTGGACTGACATACCAGACGGGAAGTCACTCGCCGAGAGATCGACTCCAGGATTCATGAGGTCCGCTGTATTGTTGACTTCCATGATGTTGTATGCCGTCCCGACGATCAGCCTTCCCCCAGAGGAGAAGTTGTAGTCCTTGTCACTGCTTGAGAAGTCGTCGGCCGTCTCCTCGATGAATGTGTATTCGAACCGGTTGTCCTCTCCTGATATCGCTGAAGACCCTGCAATCCTCGCAACAAAGACCCGATCCGAGATGTCGTTTCTTCGTTCGTCGAGAAGCGGTTTGCGGTTTGATGTACCTCCGTTGTCTGTTTCGAATATTTCGAGCATCCTCATCAGTCGCCCGAAGACGTCCGGAGTGAACTTTCCCAAGCCTTGAGTAATTTTTGGATAGTCGCGGTTCATCGAGTTGGGTCTGGGATCCCGAGAAGATTGAAGTTCTCGGTATCTTGGAACGGTTGTTTGTAAAAGACGTTCTCAGCATGATGACGGTCGTCGATGCTGAAGTTGTCTTTAGTTGGGATCGTACCATTCTGGTCTCGGGCAGGGACTTGTCTCATGTGCTGCCATTGATCCCATGTAAAAGTGAAAGCCGCGCGGTAAGAGTTGACTCCATCCCGAGAGACACTCATCCCAGTGAAGAGAAGATTTCCCGAGGCAGCACCCAAGAATGGTGTCGAGTTTCTCTTTCCGACGAGATACAGAGAAGAAATGTTCGGTACGCGGTCAAAACTTGGATAGCGGACAGACAGTTCGAGATCTTGCTGAATGACGAAGGCCGTCAGCGGTATGCCGGCTTCGTCGACAGGTTCGCCGGCAATGTCTGTACCATCGCCGACGATTCTCAAAGTGCCATCGTCAGCCCGAAACAGGTCGACCGCGACCGGCCGCTGGGAGAGAGTGAAAGAGACGAAGTTGGGATCGTCCGGGGACTCTTCGTCAGGGATCAGCGAATCGAGCCCGTACTTGAATTCGACGGTGTATTGGATTTGTGCGTCCGACTCAGATCGAACATTGACAGAAAGAGGAATGAGGTTTCCTAGAGGAGGAGGGGAATCTCCGATAGCTCCATCTTGTGTGTACAATCTGACCCCGGTCGCCCGGATGACCTGGTCGATCGATGGTTGAGTCGTGACGGTAGAATCTTGCTCGACGACCAAGAAACTCCGCGTACCGCTCTGGCCGTCGGTGTCCCGATCAAATCCTCTGGATTGTTCGAAGGCGACGAGGGTCATGAGAAAGCACCTCCTGAAGATTCAAGCGCTCTGACTGTTCGTTGGGAATTTGTTGCGATTGTATCAAGATTTTCGGAGTCCTTTTTGCCGGCTAATGGATCGACTCGTACTTGGCCCAAGACGGTGTCGATCGTGTCGACAAAGCCTTTACCCGGGTCTTCTGGTTCCTTCTTCTCGGGTTCTGGAAGATCGATGAAGGACTCGAGGATCGCGTCCCGTACTTCTTCAAAGATTCCAGCATCTCCGCGAAGGATCTCCGACTGGTCGAGGAGTTTGGTCAGTTTGCCCAGATCGCCTTCGGAGATTTCGCTTGCGAGAAGTTGCTCGGCGAACCGGCCAAGACCTCTCGCCTCCATCATCTTCATGACATCCTCAGGTAGCGCAGCCATACCCTCGAGGAACTGATCGAGTTCTTTGGTGTCTTGTGCTACTTCTTCGACTGTCTCTTGAGCGGGGAACTTTTCTGGGAAAATTTGACGCCGTTCGGACTCAGTCAAGAATTTAGACATCTCTTCGAAGGAAGACAGATCTCGCTTCGCTTCTTTTGTCTGACCGGGAGTTCCGGGACTTCTTGAGAGCGGATCAAGAGCCGCGGAGAGTTTGAGAATCATTTCTTGGAGTTTCTCTGTTCGAGAGAACAAACCTTGATCCATCTTCACCCCTGCCGCATGTATAGCCGCACCCTGCATTCCAGGGATTTGAAACGCGCCCGCGATCTTAGAAAGTTGAATGAAGGACTCGACAAAGTCGATCGTCGCGGTCAAGGCGAGACCGATACTTTCAGCGATTAAGAGGAAGGTCTGGGCGAGATCTTTTCCGAGTCCCTTGAGATCCCCGAACTCACCCTTCATGCTCCCAATGACCTCGTTCATGGTTTGGAAGGTGAGCGTGAGTTCTTCGAAGAAGCCGACCCCGAACTGCTCGAAAGTCTCGCCGAGCTTGATTCTCAAACCCTCAAAAGCCGAGCCAGCCTTGACCGCTGAACCAGTGACCCCAGACAATAGTGTGTCGGCCATCTGGTCAGAGATGCCATCGACACTTTGCATCTCTTTGTGTAATTGTTTGAGGACACCCATCTGCCCAGTCAGTGCGACCGCGGCCGTACCTGCTCGAGCGTCCAGTTCTTTCATCGTCTCGACGACCGCCTGGACGCCTTCGGTGTTGAGGGTTTCGAGCGCTTGTGTCAAGCCTCCGGCGCCGGCGACATCTTCGCCCATCTTGACCAAGACCATCCGGAGACCAGTACCCGCCCTTGTTCCCTTCTGACCAGCGTTGGAAAGAACACCGAGAGCCGCCGCTGTTTCTTCTAAGGAAATCCCCATCTTAGACGCTACAGGACCGACGAAACTGAAAGCCTCGCCCATCTCTTTCACGGATGTATTGGATTTGGAAGCCGATGCTGCAAGGACGTCGGCGACTCGGCCCGACTGAGTCGCTTCTAGTCCAAAGCCCCTCAGAACGTTGGCTGTAATGTCGGCCGCTTCTGCTAAGTCGAGTTGCCCAGCCGCAGCGAGACTGAGGACCTTCGGGAGAGCCTTGTGAACTTCCCCGACGTCGAAGCCGGCCTGAGCCAAGAAGCCCATAGCTTGAGCCGCTTCTCGAGCTGTGAACGCGGTCGTCGATCCAAGTTCTTTGGCGAGATCGCTCAGACTCTTGAACTCTTCACCAGTCGCTCCGCTGATCGCCTTCACTCGCAGCATGGAGGTTTCGAAGTCAGCGAAGACTCGGATCGAATCCGCGATGGCGATGGTCGCAGCGGCCCCCAGAGCGGCAAAGCCTCGAGCCATGGCGCCGGTCGCTCCGACGACCATACCCCGAGCCCGTCTCGTCGATTTTTCAAAGTTCCGGAGAGATCTCTGGGCTCTGGTCATGCCCCTCTGGAATCCCTCGACTCGGGCGCCGATCGCGATGTGTAGAGCCTTGACCGTTGCCATTATTTACCCTTGTTCTGGAGTTTCATCAGAGAGAACATTCGTTCTTTCATTTGTTCGGCATCAGTCGCCTTTTCTGACTTCTCAGCGAATGGCATAAAGTCAGCCGGCTTGAAGGTCTTGGACCGTTTGCCGCGGTTGGCGTTGGCGATGACGGAGGTCTGAATCGCCTGGTTGATGTCGTGACGCTCCGGCCCGATCGGAGAGATCCGGTCGTATGCCATCCATCCGGCAAGTTCTAGGGAGGACATCTCCCGCTTTATTTGGCCGACCGTCTTCCCAAGTGCCAAGGCGAGACGGAAGAGGAATCGGGTTAGAGGTCGGCCCCGGATTCCCCCTCGAGCGTCTCAATGTCACCCGAGGTAAAGCCGTTCAAGGCCGCTGAGACTCCGAAGACCCGGTCCATCGCCGCCGCGGACTTCTTGCCCAGAGCGTCGATATCAGCGTCCTTGAAGAGTCTCTCCCCCTTCTCATCGCAAGCCGTCAAGACGACCAGACGAGCCCGAAGGTTGACAAGGTTCCGACGCTTGCCTCCAGAGACAGAAGCCTCGAAGGCGTCCCGCTCGGCCGCGGTCAGGATGCGAACAAATAAGTCTCCGCCCCATTGAGGGACGGAGATCTTTTCGAGGTGAAGGTCGTCTGACCCGAGAATGTCGAGCCGGTTGAGAATTGGCATGATCCCTCCTTGTTGGTTAGCTCACGCTGGCATGTGTGACGTTTCCAGTCACCTTTAGGACCATGTTCACTCGGTTGACCTCATCCATACTTTGACTGATGGAGAAGGATCGAACGAAAGCCGTGAAGGTGAATGTGTCGTTGTCTGAAGTTGTGATGACGACAATGTCGGCCGTTGCAGATCCTGCTTCAAAAGACTCCAGGACATCTTGTTGTCCTGGATCGTCATTGTCGAACTGAGCCTCGATGGTCACTTCGCCGCCGTCACCAAATCCAGGAACAAAGGTCCGAAGACTCGAGGTTCCGAGATGTGTAGTATCGATCATGGAGCGCTCCATGGTCGGTCCGTCAATTGACAAGATTTGTCCGACAGCTTGGGCGCTTCCCGCTCCAGCCTTGTCCAGTGTGATCGTTGCGCCTTGTCCGAGGAATGCTGTCATCCGGGGTAGTCCGTTTCGTTAGATCGATAAGAGAAGAGGAAAGAGAGTTGTCGGATAAAGACTCCGACCCGACCCCCATCGACAGGGGTTGCATAATCTGTTCGGTCATTGGTATGGGTACAGCCCAAAATCTGGACAGAAGCGACCCCGTCGCCGTCTGGGATGAGCCGATTCTCTCTCCGACCCGAAAGAGCCTGGCGGACCCGTTCGGCCAGATCTGTCGCGGTCCCGTAGTCCTCCGCCATGCAGTAGATATCAAAGTCGACCGAGACGATGTCGGAGGCCCCGGTGAGGGTTGAATAAGGACGAGACGACCCGATCTCGTACATGATCGCCGGCAGAGCCTGTTCTTGATCCAGAGCCAAGGGAGCGACCCGAGTCGACACAATCGCCGAGACCTCAGAGTCGACCTGGAGGATGCGGAAGAGAGCCCGCTCGGCTTGAGAGATGACAGCCATCAGGTTGCCCCCCTTGTCTTTTCGAGTTTGCGGAGCCGTCGCTCTAATGACTTCAGCATCCGGTCTCCCATACGCTTGTCGAGTCCTCGAAGATGCCTCTCAGCGGTCCGAGTCAAGAATCGATCTCCCCGTGTTCCTGGAACTTTGACAGAATATCTGGTTCCGTTTCGACCTCTGATCCGCATGAAGAAGGGTCGCCGGCCGAACTCGATGATATGTGCGAGGTTCTTCCTAGAGTTGAATCCGCGGTATCGGCCGGAGCCTTTGCCTTTGATCGCGACCCCGACCCGCCCGACGAGTTCTCCCCTCTGCTTTCGAACCGTCCGATCGATCTGAGCCTTGAGCGCTCCTTCGTCTCGAGAGGCGAGAGATCTAGCGGTCTGCTCCATCTCCTTTGTCTCTTTGGTGATGGCGGCACGACGGATCTTGTCCGCCTCTTTCTTTCCAAGTTCCGAGAGAGCCCGCTGAAAGGCCGCTGCGCCTTCGAGCTGGATCTGGACATTCAGATCTGCGACTCCCATCAGACCATCTCCCGCGCTTGAATTTCGATCATCTGGTCGATCTCTCGGCGGTTGAGGAACTCGACGACCTCGAAGGTTCTGGAGTCATGCACCAGGCGAGACGTCGCGGAGACGTTCGAGGTGAATCTCATCGTGATCTTGTGAGTAATCCGAGCCTTCGTCTGGTCAGCGTTCTGAAGCTCTGTTCCCCGTACAGGATCAATCGAAGCGAACACAGTCTCAGCGGTTGAGAAGGACGCAGAACGGCCGCCGAAGTTGTCGACGCTCATCGATGGATTCTGGATCGCGACCCGGTGTCTGAGAAGGCCGGCCCGCATCAGAAATACTCCGCGACCCGATACTGGAGGATCAGACGCTCGACCCCCATGGGGACCGGAGCAAAGGTGTTGCCCTTCGGATCGACTGCTTCGCGATGCTCGTAGTAGTGAGCCGCCAACATGAGGACCGCTTGGATCAGAGGTTCAGGAACATCAGTCGAGGCAGTCCCGTAGCCGGCGACCGCGGTGATCGTGACCGCTTGCTCTTGATCGAGAGTCGACGGCCATTCTTGGCCCGACTTGAGATAGATCCTTCCAGGGTCTCGAATCGTGTCGACCCCGTAGACGCTGGTCGCGAGGGTCTGAGAAGCCCCATCGGCGTCCAAGTATGCGATCGATGTCACCGAGCCCAGAGGGGAGACTGGGGAGTAGATGACGTCCCCATGAGGGAACATGTCGAAGGAGAAGGTATACGTCGCGTTGATCAGTTGCCGGCGGGTTTCGTTCTCGACGTAGTTGGTCGCTCTGGTGATCAGAGACGCGATGACAGCGTCCTCGTCCGAGTGTGTGACCCTCATCCAGAGTTTGGCGTCTGACGTTGAGACGACGGCCGCTGAGGGTCCGGTCGTGATTTTGAGCCCGTAGTCGTGTGAATTCATGCGGTCCTCCCCCTTATGTTCGGCATAAACGAAGAAGGGGACCCCGAAGGGTCCCCAGAGGGTATTTGGATGTCAGGCTAGGTTTAGCCCATGATCAGGACTTTACAGGCCGCGGTGTTAAGGAGTTCGCCGTCGTTGAAGGCGATACCCCGGACCCCGACTTGGCCGGAAGCCGCGAAGAGTTCGTCCAGACGGGTGAACTCGAAGCCGCCGAAGTCGACGATCTGATAGTAAGAAGTGTCACCAAAGAGGATCGGCTTCGTACCGCTTGCAACAGCGGCGACGTTGTCCGACTCGTATACCGGCTTCCCGAGCAAGGTGTCAGGAGCCGCGCCGAGACCCGGCGTCCAGAGGTAGTTCAAGGCGCCCGAGGTCGTCACAGGGTTCTTGAGCTGGCGGAGCACCTTTGCTGCTTCTGGACTTACGATCCAGTTCGCAGTTGGAGCGGATCGGTATTGGACCGCGACGGAATAGAACAGATCGATGATCTCGTCGCCGGTGAAGGCAGCAGCCGAGTCCGCGATCTTGCCGGTCGCGGCGTTGTCGAAGATGCCCCGAGGAGCGTTCGTGTCGTTGCCGGTCAAGAAGCCAGCAAGTTCAGCGGTCGCGAAGGACCGAGCAAAAGAAGAAGCGATGTATTGCTCGAGTTGAGCCGAGGAGAAGGTTCCGGTGTAGTTCAGGAGTTCTTCCGAGACCTTCATGATCCGAGCCAGACGGACAGGGTTAAAAGTGACCTGTCCGAAGGTGTGATCGCTCTCGTCGATTGCAGCCCCTTCAGCGCCGTATGCGGCGGTTCCGATGCTGGACTCGGTCGCGAATGCGGTCTTCTGGGAGACCTCGACGACCGTACCAATCTGACGCATGAAGTTTGCTTCTTCGCGAAGTTGGCTGATTTGTTGGGAGACTTGGGTTGTTGCCAAGTTGCCGCCGGCCGATCCAGTGCCGATCGACAGAGCCCGAAGTTCCCGGT